CTCCTTAGGCTACTTCTTTGAAGATCTTGTAGCCTTTGCGGGTCAGGACGTTGATAGCGGTCTTGACTTCTTGGGCTTCCTTTTCTTCCCAGTCCAGCATTTCTCGGGCCACTTTGATGGTGTCTTCCTCATAAGTGCGTCCGAAGAAAAAGTGAGTGTATCGGTAACAGCGTGCACCGTCCTCGTTTTGGCTCATTTGGATAGTGCCAATGCCCTTGTGTACCTGGATTTCACCTTGTTTCATATCTGCTCCTTATCATTCACTATGCCTATATTATAGCCGAAATGGGGTTTTTTGGTCAACCGCGGCCAAAACAGCAGGTTAGTGCGCACTAACCAAGTCGAAAATGGCCTGTTGTAATCCCGCCACATCTTCCGGGGGCACAAAAAAGTCGGTCAGAGGATCCCAGTATTGGCCAGCACGCGGATCGTAGTAGAGCACCCGACCGTTGGGATATCGGTAGGGGCCTTCTAGACCCTTACGGGGACCGAATCCATCGTTGCGACCAATCACGCGGTAGCCCATTGGTCACCTCTCTCGGGCACGGTGGCCTGGAACTCCTGGGCCAGATAATGGCTGGCCAGCTTGTTCTCGATCATTGAGGAGAGATCACCATAGCCACGCTCGAGATAGAACTGCACGGGACTGGTGCGCCAGCTACGATTCTGCAGGAACCGCATGTAGTGATACCTGTGCTCGCGGTTGGCGGCATCAAAGCCCACGGTGGGGCGGCTCTTGAGGTCTAATAGGGTCATGCTTGCTCCGGTGCGCCAATACGGCAGGCGGCAAAAAATCGTTGTTGGTCGAATCTGGGATTGGCTTGTTTGCAGGCTGACGCCACCGCTACCGCGGCATTCAATCGACAGTTGAAATCGATTATGCCCGAGATGTATTGGGCGAGCAGTTCGAAATGTTTCTTTGACATGCTGTGGCTCCTTTTTGACTACAGTATAAGAATTATAGCAATATGGGCAATTATTGGTCAACTGCGTGGTAAGTGGGCACTGGCCAAAAGAAAACCCTGCCGAGGGCAGGGTTTTCCAGGTACTACGCCGTGAAACTTTAGAATGTGTGGCTGATGCCTACTGCCACGGTCTTGGGATCAAGACCTGCTGAGGCCGGAGCTGCCACCTGGCCTTGCATGACCATGCTTGCGTTGGCTTGGTTGTCGACCGCGGTATAGGCGGCATAGAGCGTGGTGCGCTTGCTCATGGCCTTGCTCACACCAACAGTGTAGCCTTTGCCTTCACCTGCAGAAGCCTTTGTGCCATCCTTGGCCTGGGCATACACACCATGCGCTGCCAAACCGGCACCCAGTGGTACGCGGATGCTTGCGATATGCGTGGTGCTCTTGACCTTGCCTGTAGTGGATACGTCGCCTTCACCATAGGTGTAGCCAACCGAGGCCACACCTAGGTCATAGGCAGCGCCATAAGCTGTAAAGTCGCGCTCGGCAGCTGTGGTCGCTGCCTTGTTCTTCTGCCAACCAGCATGCACTGCCAGCTTGCCTTGATCGAATCGCACGTGGGCCGATGTCTGGGCCGTACCTGCGTCAGTGGTGGCACCATTGGCATTGGTAGCACGACCGGCCTGCACAGTGAAACCAGCTAACTTTGGTGATGTGTATTTGAACACGTTCTTCTGGTCTACACCCAGCTCAACCGCTGTGCCGTTGATGGGGCGGAGGCCGAAGATACCAAATTGGCTGACACCGATGTCGATGTCCTGCGCGAAGCTCACGTCCTGGCGGCCCACGCGGATGCTACCAAATCCACCGGTAAGGCCAAGATTGGCTTCGCGGTTGAAGATTTCGTTCGCGGCCACTGTGGTTGATCCCACACTGCCCTCGCTTGGGTTCAGTTGGCTTTCCAACCAGATGTCGGCGCGCAGCCCACCACCCAGGTCATCCGAAGCTCGGATACCAAAACGGCTGGTGGAGAAAAGATTGTTGGCGGCGCGGGTATAGCGTGAGGCGCCGTTGTCATGGCTCTGTACGCCTGTGTCAACGATACCGTAGATTGAGGCGTTTTGGGCATGTGCTGCGCTCACAGCCATAGCAATTGCAGATGCAATCAAGAGTTTTTTCATTAGGGTTCCTTTTTAGAAGTAGGACGGGTGCAGATCGCACCTCAAGTTTACTTATGCTCCAGTCATGGGCGATAACAATTTATATCACTATATTAGCAGTGGCCTGCGCCGCGGTATACTGGGCATCTGAAATGTTGTTGGCTATGGCAGTGTTGGCGTTGACGTCGGGCAGCTGGGTGTCCAGATCTATGCCGATGGCATTAAGCACCGCTATATTTCTGCCCTCCCGCATGCTGGCTATCACTGCCTGTCCCGTCACATTCGTGGTGTTGGCCACCTGATCAAAAAATTGGGCTGCAGCGCCTTCGCTCACATCCAGACCGATATTGTGCAAGCGCGTGGTTAGGCTGAGACTGGCGCTGACTTGATTGCTCTGGATGTTGGCATTGGACCAATCGCCCAAGACGACATTTGCGAAATCAACTCCGGCGATGATGAGATTGTCCTGATTGATCACCAGCTGGTTGGCCATGGTATCCGTGGCCTGATTGCTTTCGGCTGCCAGGGTGGCGTTGTTGGCCGCGATGTTGCTGATCCAGCTGTTGGCAGCTGCTATCAGACCATTGGCGTTGGAGAATGCAACCTCCACGTTGGCATAGACTGCTCCTGTGAAATAGGTAGTACTCGGCAGCGTGGTCAAATCCAAGACATTTCCAGCTAGACTGTAGGCACCCGATAGGCAATAATCCATCAAGGTGTAGATACCGTTGATCCCGCTACCAGAAGATCCACCATTAGCTATCAATGGATTGAGATCTCCCGCCGAGTCAAGTTGATCGATAACGTCTACTACTATGGGCATCTGATCAGTCACTCCGGCGCCAGCTGCTATGCCTATCATGTCGTTGGTGGTGATGGCGTTGCCGGCTCCTGTGCCTGTGGGAAAAGTGTTGGCCCAATAATTTGCTATGGCCGGTGGCAAAGGTTCGGTTAGATCGTTGATGAGATTGAGATCTTTGTTGCTTTCCAAGACCGACAGAGTGGCTGCTACCTCTGGCAACGATGTGTCAAAGATTTTCTTTACCTGCCTGAGGCTGCGGCTGAGCGCTTGATTGGCCAGAGCCTGGTCGGGAGGTATCACTCGTTTCAGGCGATCATATTCGCTCATGTGCGGATGGTCCTAGTGGTATCGGTCAATCGCAAGGCCTGATTGGTGAGACCGGCAAGATCGGTCAGATTACGTGTGCGCGTGATGAGATCGGGATTGATGGATTTCACAGTATTGGTCACCGATGACAACAAGGGCTCGAGGTTGGTATTGACCGATCCCGAAGCATTGGTATAGATACCGCGCAGGCCATCGGTGTGGGCATGGTCAGGGTCTGGAAACTGTTGGGCAGGATCTTGACTGGGTTCAAGAGCTCAGCCATGTTTGAAATGCCCGGAGTGGTCACTCCCAGCACATTTTTAATTTGGTCTAGATCGGATCCGGTTATCTTGGTCATGCCTTCGTACAGCAATTTATTTGCGCTGTCGGTCAACCCGCCAAGATTTCCTGTTATCAAACTGCCAATCTGTCCTGTGTCCAACCCCACGCCCTTGAGTGCGTTGCTCACGCCGGATGTAAGGCCTCCCACATCTGTCAGCTGTTTGACCAAAGACGCTGGACTACCGAGATTCTCTAAACTGTTCATGTTGATAAGGCTACCAAGATTACCTAGGTCCCCGCCCAGAGAGCCAAAGGCCTGGCTGACCTGATTGAATCCTCCCGTGATCACATTGTCCATGCCCCCCGATATGGGTCCAAAGGTCGAAGCAATTGAGCCAACATTTAGGCCGCTGTTGATGAACTGATTGGCCTGGCTGGCAAAACCCTCAGCTGATGTAAAGATCTGGCTGAACCGGGTGAGATCACCTCCGCCCATGAGCTGACCAGCAGCCTGGCCCACTAAGCCGGTCAAGCCACCCGAGAACATGCCGCCAGGAGCTACTGCGCTCAAGGCACTGGTAAAACTAGCGGGGATAGCATTGGTCAGGGCGGGAAATGTACCTGCTGCCAGTGTACGCAGGCTGTCAAGAGCACCACCACTCAGGATGCTGCTGGCGGATGACACGATATTGCTGAAAGTGGATGTGATTGGTAGGCTTGTAAAACTGCCCAGGGCGCCCGTCAGGGCCGATGATACTCCCAGGCTGGAACCAATGCCGGCCAATGCCCCAGCACCGGGTATCATCCCGGCCCCTGCTACCATCATGACCGCACTTAATGGTCCGCCGCAGCTCATGGTCTAGCCAATGATCACATCGCTGCTGCCAGTAGCGACCAGTGTACAAAGGGCCAGTGTGCTACCTACAGTGGCGGCCGGCCGGCCATTGATAAAGACTGATCCTGAGCCGGACGCAATCACTGCTACGTGTGGCGGGCAACGTCTTGCGGGACGGAGATGGGGTGTAGATATATCTCCCACGCGAGCTGCACCGCGCCCGTTGATCAGCACATCGCCGCTGGCTGTGGCTATCACATAAGGACTGCAGTGTGGTATTCCGGCATCACCTTGTCTTGCTGCTGCGGGCACGTTCCTTCTCCATCAATCGTTGGAATCGCGGCTGCCAAGCCTCGATTTCGTCATGCTGTTGGGGTGTGTGCGGAGGATCGGGTATCTCTGGCCGGAATTCGATCACATGATCGAAATCATCTGGTATGTCCTCATATCGGTCGAACGCGAGGATTTGATCTCCTTTCCGTAGCACAAACCTATGCGGCATACTAACCTGTGATGATCTGCTTGCTAACTGGTGCTATACCCGTAGTGGCCTGGATCCAGCTGCTGCGTATGTCATCTCGCGTGTCCGCTATCATGGCCCAACTTGAGTTATTTAGCCTCACGGATTTGTCTAGATTTGCGCTGAACAGTCCAGGCATCATCTGCAGTCCTTGCGGACTGAGCACGCAAGATATTGGATGTTCGATCGTGATCGAGTCGGCATCTTGGGAGATCACGCGGGCCACTATCTCCTCTCCTGTGCAGAGTTTGAATGTGTATATTTCGTTTGGTTTTGGGATCATAGGCTCTGGTTCAGTAATTCTGTGCGCAGATCGATTTCGTTCAAGATGTCTTCTGTTGACATTTTACTTAAACCAGTCCAACCACCTTCCACGAATATCTTGCCGGCTAGATAGATCTGGGGCACGGTACGATGGCCCTGGCTCTGGATGAATTCGCGCGCTGTATCATCCTGCTCGATATTGACTTCGCGGAAGTTGATGTTTTTGTTTTTGAGATAATTTTTCGCCTGCACACAATAGGGGCAGACGGTCTTGCTGTAAATGGTCAGCATCATAGAGAAAGTCCTGCCAGTGTGTTAGAATCAACGTCTTGTCGGGTTCCACCAATCACATAACTAGAGATTTCGGTCTCCTGGGGGGCTACCTGTACTTCGGCACCGGCGATCCATTTCTGGGTCCAGGGCAGGGGATTTGATCCACCTCGGTAACGGCTGGGCAGACCGATGGCAGTCATCCTCTTGTGGCCGATCCATTCCACATAGTCGCTCAACAGTTGCTGGTTGAGACCGATCATGCTTCCATCGCGGAAGAGATAGGCTGCCCAGTCTTTCTCTTGCTGGATGGCGGTCTCGTACATGGCGATCACTTCGGTCTGTGTTTCTTCGCGTATCTGCGCGAACACAGGATCATCCTGTGGCAGTAGCTTCAGCATCTGCTGAGTAAAGGCCAGATGCACGTTCTCATCGCGGGCGATAAACTTAATAATCTTTGCGTTGCCCTCCATCTTCTTGAGCTCAGCGAACGCCCAGGAGCACGCGAAACTGACGTAGAACCGGATGCCCTCGAGAACGTTGACCGAGGCCAGGGCCAGCCACAATTTTTTCTTGAGTTCATGTTCTGTGATCTCTATCGTTTTACCATTCACGGTGTGTGTGCCGGCACCCAGCAGCTGATACCATTGGCTGTAGGTGACTAGGTCATCATAGTAGCGGGTGATGTCCTGTGCACAACGTATGATCTCTTCGATCTCCAGCATCTCATCAAACACACGGCCGGGGTCGCTGTAAACATTGCGGATGATGTGCGTGTATGATCGGCTGTGGATGGTCTCTGAGAATGCCCAGGTCTCGATCCAGGTTTCCACTTCCGGCAAGGTAGTGATGGGAAGGAAGGCGAGGTTGGGGCTCCGGCCTTGCACACTGTCCAGGAGGATTTGCCGCTTGAGATTGCTGGAAAAAATGTGCTGCTCGTGCGGCGTGAGATCCTTGAAATCCTTGGCATCGCGTAGTACATCCACTTCCTCGGGGCGCCAGAAAAATCCCAGCTGCTTGTCGGTCAGTTTGTCGAACTGCCGATACTTCAAGATGTCATAACGCTGCATGCCGATGGTGCCCTGGGGATCCAGGAATGCCAGGCTGGTGGTGTGGTTTCGATTTCGTTTTAGGTTCAGTACGCTCATGTGGCCTCGTTAGATTTTGCAGCTGTCGCAGGCGGCATCGTCCGGCTGCAGGCTAGTGTCGGGCGCTTCAATCACGATGCTTCGTTGGTTCAAGCGATCAAGGTCGATCTCCCCCTGTCCATCATAGGTGTTGAAGTAGTAGAGTTGCTTACCTCCATACTTGTAGAACATGATCAGGTGCTTCATCATCTCGCTCATGGGGATCTTTTCATCTTCGTAGTGCTGTGGGTTGTAACTTGTGTTGACCGAGATGCCTTGGTCTATGTACTTCTGTAACACAGCCATGATTTTCAAATACCCCTCCGGGCTCTTCTGATCCCACAGCAGCTCATACTTGTTCTTGAGGCGGCGATATTCAGGCACCACCTGTTTGAGCACGCCATCTTTGCTCTGCTTGACAGACACATAGCTACGCGGCGGTTCTACACCGTTGGTGGCATTAGAAATCTGCGCTGAGGTCTCGGCTGGCATGAGTGCCATCAGTGTGGAATTTCGTATGCCATGTTGGCGTAGATCCGCCCTCAATCCCGCCCAGGCTACTGCGTCCACATGCGGTACCAGTTCATCCACTTCGCGTTTATAGGTATCCACCGGCAGCACACCTGCGTGATAACGGGTGTGATTGTTGAGAGGGCAGGCTCCATGCTCTCGAGCCAGTGCCATTGATGCCCGGATGAGATAGTATGACCAATGCTGTGCCCAAAGATCCACTATCGGGAGGGCAGCAGGATCTGAATAGCTGAGATCGTTCTTGGCCAACCAGTAGGCCAGATTGATTATGCCTACGCCTAAAGGCCGCCGATTCTCGGTCGCTCGTTGTGCGGCCAGGATGGGGTAGTGCTGATAGCTTAGGAGCGCGTCCAGCCCACGCACGGCCAAGGTGCAGGCGCGCTCCATGTCTTGGGGTTCGCGGAACGCACCCCAGTTGATGGCGCTCAAGGTGCAAAGTGCGATTTCTCCATCTGGATCATTCACGTCTTTCAGGGGTTTGGTAGGCAGATCGATCTCGCAACAGAGGTTGCTCTGTCGGATGGGTGCTAACTCAGGCAGGAAACTTCCATGACTGTTGGCATGATCCACGTTCATGAGATACACACGGCCGGTGTTCTTGCGCTCTTCGATGAACCGGGTGAACAGTTCCAGGGCCCGGATTGTTTTTTTACGCAGGCGGGTGTTCTTCTCCGCGCGCTCATACAGCTCGCGGAAACGATCTACATCGGTATAAAACGCCGCCCACATTTCCGGCACGTCATGTGGCGAAAACAGTGTGATGTCACCATTGCTCAGCAGCCGCTCGTACATGACCTTGTTGAATTGTACGCCATAGTCCATATGGCGTACACGGTTGTCTTCGGTGCCTTTGTTGTTTTTGAGCACCAGGAGGTCTTCCACTTCGAGATGCCAGATGGGATAGTAGAGTGTGGCAGCACCATTGCGCACACCACCTTGGCTGCACGAGCGGGTGGCTGCCTGGAATAGTTTGTAGAAAGGAATGACCCCGGTATGATACGCATCTCCATTGCGTATGGGTGAGCCTATGGCGCGGATACGGCTGGCGCCGATGCCTATGCCAGCCTTCTGGCTGACGTATTTCACGATGGCCGAAGCAGTGGCGTTGATCGAATCGAGACTGTCGTCTGTTTCAATCAACACACAGGATGAAAACTGCCGCTGCGGCGTACGAACACCCGCCATGACCGGCGTAGGCAGGCTGATCTGGTGGGTAGAGATGGCGTCGTAATAGTCTCGCACCCACATCATGCGACTTTCCCGCGGGTAGGCACTGAACAGCGTGGCAGCGATCAGGGCATAAGCCACCTGTGGTGTTTCATAGATGTCTCGGGTCACGCGGTTCTGCACCAGATACTTGCCCCGGAACTGCTCCATGGCCGCATAGGTCAGCTCTTCGTCGCGCTCGTGGCGGATGAAGCCGTTGATCCTGTCCCATTCCTCTCCACTGTATGCAGTCAGGAGTTCTCCATCATAGAAGCCGGCGGCCACATTCTGCCGCACGAGATCCATCACATGCCAGGGCTTGAAATCACCGTAGACCTGCTTGCGCAGGTGATAGCAGATCAAGCGACCGGCCACGTACTGATAGTTAGGAGTGTCTTCTGATATGAGGTCTGCTGCTGATTTGATCAGTGTTTCTTGTATGTCTGCTGTCCGGATGCCGTTATAGAACTGGAGATGGCTCTTGATTTCAACTTCGCTCGCGCTCACGCCTGTTATGCCTTGTGTGGCCCAAAACACCACTTTGTGGAGTTTTTCGAGATCTAGAGATTCTCGGGTGCCATCTCTTTTTTGAACTTGTATCTGGCTCATGCGTTACCTTATAAGATGATCAAGGACCGGGGATTCCAGCGTCCTCAGGGTCACAGTTGGTTCGGATTGGATATTTACGATCCTGTCTGGCCACCAATTCAGAACATATTTTCCCTGCTGGATCTGGACTAAATTGCCCCTATCGGTTTCCGTCAGGCATACATCCTGACAATCCGGTCTGTCGATCAAGCGTATAGTATACAGCATGCCCAGCGCACGAGCAAGATCGCAATAGATGTTATCGGCCAACAGCTGCCAGGGATCGGGCCAGGTTTTCCGATCGTCCCAGTGTAGATAGTAAGCCTGCCAGGGTGTGGCCTGCCACCAATGGTTGATAGTCTGCAGGCAGTCCAGCAGCGGGAGATGCCTGATCTCTCGCCGTAAAGATATCCAATCGGCCAGGCGCCGATCATACTCTTTATGCCACATCAGGCGAGATGGCTGATGGAATAGGTCAGCGTGCCAGCAAAACCGGTGTTGGTCGTGCTATAGATGATCGAAACTACGGTGCCAGATTGCGACACTGCCAGGGTCACACCTGTATCATTGGTTTCGGAATAATCATCGCTGTAGACCTGGCTGATGGTACTGCCATCCGCTGTCTGTGAAACCACATTCAAGATGCCACTGCGTGCTTCTACATCGCGTGTGATGGTGTAAAACATAGAGAAGGCCTTGAACTGCGTGGTGCTGGTGGTGAACACGATCTGATTGCTCTGGTTGTTGGCCAGGGCAAACGTGCGACCAGTCTCTCTCGCATAGCGTCCCAGCTGGATCTGCGTGCCGGTAGTGGTCACACCACCAGTGATCTTGACCCGGGCGTAGACATTGGCATCAGTGTCTGTGCGTTCAAACAGATCATTTATGCTGGCGTTGTTGTCGTTGGTGAAAGATATGACTGGAAAGGCCGGACTGCCTGTGCCTTGGAATTCATTGGCCACATCATAGAACACGTTGTAAGCCGTGGCATTGAGGCTGACATCATCGTATATGATGCCCTCGGCATACACGCTATCAAACAGGTTGCCTTGCGTGCGCCAGCCCGTGGCTCCACCGTTGGTTACCGCGCCCTCGCCTAACACTACCCCTTGGTACAGCGTGTCAAACTTGCCGTTGCTGACCGTGATAGATTGCACCTGCTGATCGGTATTGAGTCCAAAAGTCAGTCCAATGAATGCGCACTTGTCGAAAGTTATGGTATTGGTCACGTAGGCCGAGGTACTGGCGAATCTCACACCCGCGATATCATCCGTGGCCAAGTTGCTGGTTATGTCGGTCACCGAAAGCGGACCCACGAAGTTGACAGAGTCAAAGTAACATTGGGCGGCATCTTCTACGAAAAACACATCGGTGACTGGGCCGGTCTGGAAACTCATGCAAGAGATTTCTATGTTGCGCGGCAGCACAGCTCCGTTATTGCCAATGTTGGCACCGGTCTGCTGCAGGCTGTCACCAAAACGCGCCACGTAAGCTGTCAACGTGCTGATATCAACGGATTCGTCAAGGTAGATTATGGTACAATCGGCACCTTCGCCAATCAACTTGGCATAGGTCGGGATCACTATGGTTTCCGTGACTCGATAGGTACCGGCTGGAAAATAAAGAGAGCGCCGGATCTGTGTGTTGGTCTCCCGGCAATACAGCTGATAGAGCGCACGATTTATAGCTGCAGTATCATCGGCGGAACCGTCGCCTACTGCGCCAAAATCTCTTACGCTTGCGAAATCGTCCAGCTTTTCCTGCACGGTGCGCACTACTGGATCTGAAGGGGTGGGCCCCGTCTGGGCCGCGTAGCCCACTGCTATGTCTTTGTAGATGTAGTCGCTCACGGCCACTATGTCTGAGAACTCTGTCAGGATCTCGGTGTTGCCGATCACCGGAGCGCCTTCCTGCAGGGTGCCGTTGCCGATGAACAGGCGCCGGCTGTCGATGCAATAGCCCAGCTCGGCGCCGGCCAGCTGGGGCAGATTTTCTGTGAGTCCCTTGCGATTGGTGATGCGCGATACTTGTACTATGGCCATGTCGTTATACCCGTGATTGGGTATTTATGCGGTCAAGTAGTAGAGCTCAAGGCGGCGCCACCACTCCTGCTCCCAGTGGTCAAACTCCTGGGGTTTGAGGGTGAATTCCTGGTATTGGGGCGGTCGAGTGATGTTGAAATTGCTATCCATCTCGGGCCGCACGCACATGAGCACCACGCCCTTGCGTATTCGAGTACCATACACTTCGTTGTGCGCCAGCGCGTAGGCCACCAGCTGCAGCTTGTAGTCGTCGATCCACTCTTCGCGCTTGGGCCGGTTGGTCTGCTTGTAGTCCAGGATGGCTTCTTCGCCCAGGTGTATGCCCGCGCCATCGCTCGTGCCCGCATAGAGATTGGGGAAATAGAGCGGGATCTCCACTCCCCAGAACTCTGACACGTTGCACAGGCCCCGATGGATCACGCTGCGGGCCATCTCGTGGCTGGCCCAGGCATAGGGATTGGTCCCAGCCGGTGCCAGTGTGCCAGTCTTGACATAGTGCTCGAGATAGGTGTGCATCCTAGTGCCACGACTTGCAGCTTCAGTGGTTATTTGTTGGGCCCGCTGATGACCCACATTGTGTCGCCATTGTTCTAGGGCCTTTTTGCTTTCTTCTGATTTGGTTTTGTCTAATATAGTGGTCACAGACGGCAGTTTGTTGCCATCAGGTGTGGCATAAAAGCGGCGACCTTCTATGACCACTCGGGGCACAGGGGTGTAATTAAATTTTGGAATATACAACTTTGATTGCTTTCATAGATAAAATTAAATGCCGTGGCATAATTGTTTTCGGACAATATCATAGTGGCCCCAAACAATTACATTGTATTTTTCAATGGTCGGTTTCTGCAAAAGATACTGCTGTTGTGCTTGCCGCAAAGATATATCCCGCAATTTTTCTAACATTTTCCTGATTTGCGCAGAACTGTATTTTTCTACAGTATTTTGACTTTGATTTAGTTTTTGCCAATGGTTATGTAAAATTTTAGCAGCCCAAATCTGCTCCATGGACATTTTTCTGTGTCCAACAATTAATTGTGATCTATTGAACTCTTTGGCGCTGTAGTTACCATTGTCTAAATTTTGACATAACTTATCAAAATCAGGCACGTCCAAGGTCATATCATTGTCAGGCCAAATTGGCATATACACATCTTTGACTTGTAACCCCCACATTTTTTGATAAGATGGTTCTGCTGCAGGGCTGTTTTGCAGCATGAACCAAGTATACCAAGTGAATCTTGTGATTCCTATTTCAAAAAACAACACGTAGGTATCTATTATTTTTTCTAGAGTTTGTTCTGGCAATCCCAAAATTGTTTCGATTGTTATTTTTCGATATTTTTCATGCGGCAACTTTCTTTTGAGATTCAATATCATCTCAAGTTGCTTTTGCCAAGGCACAGTAGGCCGGTCAATGGCACTCAACACGTCCTCATGCGGATCTTGAATACTGATGGTGGGGTAATATTTGTCATAGGTCAACGCAGTTTTAGCAATGATATATTCCGATGCGTCTTTTTTTAGTTTGCTAGTGTTGGTAACTATGAATTCAAAATTGCGTCCGGGATCATATAATGAACAAGCATAGTCAAAAGCTGCCAGGTCATCGGTCCATTGACCAAAATTTGCATCAGCTTCTCGTATGGGCAAATCCAGTCGGCAAAACAAATTAATGTCGTCCTTCCAGCTGTGAGTTCTACGTTTGACTTTTTTTGTTAAATTTTGTGACCAGTCACAAAATGTGCAACTAT